TATGCAATACAACCCAACAATAGATTAAGAGTATTTGATCCTTCATTAGCAGCAGATCCTAATGAAGTATTAATACATCGTTTAGTAAATACTAAAACATGGTCTGTTGAAGATACTTCCAAATGGATTACAGCAGAAGACGAAGAAGGAAGTTATGATTACGATTTAAAGGAATTAAAATAATGGCAACTAGAGCAGGAGCAATTGGAAATTTACCTTGGGTTAGAGGCACATCTCAACCTGGTGTTAGAATGGCACCTAGGGGTGCTCAACATAAGGAAGCAATTACTTCAGAATTACAAATACAGATGCAGAAGCTTGGCATTAAAAATTTTATAGAAACTTATGGTAGTTCTACTTTTCAATCTATTGCAGCGATTACAGCTGGTGGTATAATTGCACAATCAGAACCTTTTAAATCTGTTCCCGTACCAACAGGTGAAGGTGATTATATAGGTGATCTAGGTCAGAAAGAAAAAGAAAGAGCAAGGATAGCAGAAGAAGAAAAAGAACGAATGAAAGGTTCTGCACCTCCTGTAATTAAAACATGGAAAGAATCTTTTCCTGATCAATCAGGTGAATTAATTGATTCATCTCTACCACCAAGTGCACCAGAACCTATTGAAATACCACAAGAATCTTTTCCAGATCAATCAGAAGAATTAAATAAACCACAAATTCTTTACAGTAAAAAAGACGATATAACCAAACAAACTAAAGACTTAGTCACAGAAAAACCAGAATTTGGTAAGCTAACAGAAGCAGAAATACAAACTGCAAAAGCACTTAAAGAAGATAAACCTGACTATTACTCTAGGGTTGCTAAGGCTGTTGAGGGATCACAAGATGTAGCAACTGCTGAACAATGGATGGGAATTATACAAGGACAAGGAGCAACTAAAGTAGAATTAGATTATCTTGGATTAACAGAACTTTTAAAAGGTGATAAAAAAATTACTAAAGCAGATTTACTTAGTCAGATAAAAGAAAAAGATCTTTCTTCTAGGATTACAACTACATTAATACCTGAAAAAGATATGAAGGTAATTGCTTATCCTGAATATGATATAGGTGGTCATAGTGCAAGCAAGGATACAAGAGTTTATGTTATGCAGTATGATGTTACTAAAGATAAAGAAGGAAAATATTTACCACATGATGAACCTATAGAGTATCACGCACCAGCAGTTCATATAGGAAAAGAACAGTATGGTCGGAATACTCTTGCAACTTTAAGAGTACAAGTTGGGTATGAAGGTATTAAAGAATTAGAAGATCTCTTTATATTAAATGAAGGACAATCTGATTTGGTTCAACAGATTCAAAAATTAGGAACCATAAAAGATTGGCATGTACTAAAAGGTAGTGAAATTACTCCTGAATTTATTAAAGAAAATTTTGGAGATTTCTATAATCTTAAAATTGAAAAATATCAAACACAAAAAGATCTATTAGAAAAAACAGGTTTATCAACTAATAAAGTTTTATATGCTACTGATACAACTACAGGTATACGAGATGTGGTTAGAAGAATTGATGAAAATCTATATTATGTTTTTAATAAAAAAGGATTAACTGATGAATCAAAATCTGTTGCATTTCGAGATAAAGAAACTGCAATGGAGCATGCAAAATTTTATGCATTACCAGACTTTCCCATAAAAGATTCTAGAAAAATAGCCGAGCTTATGGTAAATGAATTTATAACACAGGCTATTTTATCGGGGGCTGACTCCATTGGTTTTGCAAATGGAGCTATTTTACGTGATCGTTACACAGGACAAGATCCAGATAAAGCAGAATCTCTAGCATTTTGGCAAGATAAAATGCTTATTAGTTCTGCAGAAAAAATTCTTAAAAGATGGATAAAGAAATCTGGATGGAATGAATCCTTAGAATCCTTAATTACAGAACATGATATTGGCACAGATGTTGCTCTACAAAAACGAGATATTCTTCCAACGATGGAAGAGATGAGAACTGAAGATTATTTTTTAGAAACAGTAACAGCTAAAGATTTACTTGATTATATAGTAAAAAATCTAGATCCTGATTTCGAAGGTGGACAAGAAATTCCTGATTTTATAAGTCTCTTAGATGAAGAAGGTCTTGGTGTAGCAGGTGATAATGTTGGACAAAAATTAAAATCATATGTTGATTCAGGACATGGTAATTTAGAATTTATTGTTTACCAAAATGAGGCTGGAACTTTTAATTTTAGACTTCCTATTATTAATAAATATGCAGCAGAATTTTATTATAAAGATACAGAATTGGGCTTACCTGAATGGGCTAAAAAGAAATTTGAAAAAGATATATACCAAAGAAAAGAAGCAATCTATTCTAAGTATGTAGAAAATTATAAAACTGAAACTAGTCATGGGAGACATAAGATAATTAAAATGAAACTTCCAAAATCTTTACAAAAGAAATTTATAAGTGAATCCAAAAAATTTACTAAACTTGATAAACAAAAATTACCAATAGACGATCAAACACAAAAACTAGTAGCATAAAAAAAGGGAGAAGCTATTAACTTCCCCCTTATTGTAGACAACACACAAGGCACCTTTACGGGTGCCTTTTTTTTGGTGCAACTTCTTCACGCCAAAACTTAAAATGCTATAGGTCCTTCCTTTGCCATACGTTCCCTTCGTTGTGCCTGTTCTGATGGTGCAAGACTTTGCTTAATATCTTTTAAAGTCCAATGAGGATTTTTCTTTAATTTTTTAACAATCCATCTATACGACCAAGGCTGTAATTTTAACATACCACCACTCCAATAATAACTGCTGTTCTCAATTAACTTTTCAAGATTCTCACGATTAACTTTAGTATGGTCTTCCTTTTTAATTACTTCTTTAATCCACTCAACTATAATAGCCCGTGCTTTACTTCGTATCTTTTTCATTTGCTTGGTGTTCATTTAATAAATTATATATATTCCTTTTTTCTTTACTGTAATACTTGACCATGTAGTTTTTTTATGCCAACTAATTATCCATGATCCTAGTTGTATAACATGATGATATGGATATATTTTTTTTAATAATTTTTTCAACTTAATCCCCACCATATTAGAGCTAAAGGTATAACAATGTGTTCAAAAATTTCATATAGACAAATAAAAACTAATAGCCATGTAAAAAAAATACTGGTTTTAGATTTTTGAGTTAAGTATTCAAACAGATTAACATGCCAAGTAGTAATTTTTTGTGTGATTTTTAATAATTGGTTTTTCATTTTATATTATAAAAAGTATACTTAGTAGTTAACTCTTCTCCCCCAGCAATATCTTCTAAAGCAACTAAATCATAACGAGTATAATCATGTTTAATTTTAATATCGTTTTCATTTGTCATAAAGTATCTACTTTTAGTGCAGTTAGGTGTATCTGAATGATTTATAAATCCACCTAAAGGGGTACGAATTAACATGCCATTCATTTTCATATGGCTTACTCCAAAGTTAGTTCCTTTTTTTACAAAGGACTCTGTAAATAAGCCTAGTCCTTCAATAGCACTTATACTAATTGTTAATCCATCAGGTAATGGTTTATACATTTTGAATTAACTTTTTAATATCATCTTCTAATTTTTTAGCTACAGAATTACAATGATTAATTACTGCAGCACATAAATTTCCATGATACTTATACCCCTTCAATGCCTCTCTTATCTTTCCTACAGGCTTTCCACCATAATCAATTACAATGGAATTCTCCTTGTTCAATCCAATCTTCAATTCAAACAATAAACCTGTATGTTTTGCCACATCATTTTTTTCCATCACTTACTCCAGATGTCTCATTCTTAACAAAGTCAGCACTTAGTTTAGGATCTAGCTGATTTAATGTTGAAAGCATATTCATTAACTTAACAACTTCAGCATAAGGTCTTGACATTAAATACCTCATTAACTCTGTTAGTTGTACAGAACTTATTAAGAAAGTTCTAGGGTTTGGTTGTTGTTGTGTTGGTTTTTCTTTTGTGTTAGTAGCCATTTTTCCCTCCTGTTATTCTTGACCTCTAAATTGATAATACTTATCCTCTATTAAATCTCCATCTAATAAATAAGGATTACTATTCTCTTGTTTATTAAAGATTTCTTCTAAATCTCTAACAGTTTGATTAAGGGTTCTACCTTGTTGAAGACAACCACAAACTAGATCATCTACTTCAATTAATGCTTGTTTAACTCTTCCCATTATGTTACCTCCTTAATGAGTCTATTTAAATACCACTGTGCTTTTTCTAAATCTTCCAATGGTTCTCCTTTGAACTTATATCTTGCTACATACTTTAGCACATTACCTTTAAGATATCCATGATACTCATCCTCTGTCATTCCATCTTGAATAACATCAATAGTTTCCTTTTTACCTTTAAGGTAATGGGCAGGTGAATGAACATTATCATTTTTATCAAAAACAATATCATTAACTTCTGCTCCTATTTCTGTCTCATCTACCATACTCCCTCCTAACTGCATTGTATTCAATAGTTTCTATATCATACTCTCCATTACGAACATTACGTTTAACTATTAAACCACTCCACCACATACGTTGGGTATTTCTAGCATAGCTTTCTTTATGATGCAGATAACATCCAGCAGATAACCCTATAACTTTTCTACCTGAAGGTATTGTACACATAGAATAGTCAAACAAATGACAATGTCCTACAGTTGAAGATACTTTATTTTTTAATAAGAGAGCACGTGCAATGTTGTCCCCACTAATAGGCTTACCCATAATACCAGTAGGATAATTGTGACAATAATGTACACCATTGATAGAGATAGGTTCCTGATATGGAATAACTTCCCAACCATACTCTTTAAAGTTAAGGTCTTTTGTACTAATTGTCCCATCAAGTTCTGGAGTTTCATCTACTATCCTATCTATTCTATCTTCATGATTACCAAGTAACATGACTTTTCTTGGTCGTCTACCATTGAGACCTTTGTTAAATTTTTCCAATGCGTCATGAGCATGGGCTATATCTTTTTTATATCTTCTACCTTCAAAAGATTTCTTACCTTTATCATAGCTTGACAAAGAATCCATACTTGCAAAGTCACCCATGCATACTATGGTAGTTGGTTTTAGATCTCGTGCCATTTTACCTGCCCACAAGAATCTATCATTGCTTGCTTTGGGGTTGCAATGAGGATCCCCTATTACTAAATGTGTTGCCATTAGTTTAACTCCTTATCCCTTTTGTTTTTTAAGTATTCAATAAAATCAATAACATTATCTTCATTACCGAATTCAGCTACAGAATTTATTGTCATACCCTTGTTATGTTTACGATCATCTGAA